TTGGAAATCTAGAAGATGTTCTGATGTTGCTGCTACTGATTTTAAGTTACTTCCTAACCTACGTGCTTCAATTGCTGCTTTTGTTAAAGATTCAACATCACCTTGAAATAAAGTTGATGCTATCTCAGCACTTTCAGCAATATCTTCAAATACCTTAGCAGGAGCTACACCAGCTAAATTAGACATTTGTGCTACCTGCATTTGAACACTAGCTGCAGTTTCTGAGGATAATCCTCCTATTTGTTCAAATACACCCTGTACTTTAGCAGCAGACTCTGATGATACTCCAAAGTTGGTATTTAATAATGTTATACTAGCTACAACTTCATCACCAAAAGATGTTATATCACTAAATTCTGATTTTAGTGCAGCAACGGTATTAAATACCTTTTCAGCATTTACACCAGCACTTGAAAATTGTTGTGTTAAACTATTTGCTTGGTCTTTTATACCCTCCATTTGAGAATTAGTCATACCAGTTGTATCTCTAAAATCTCTAGCGGCTGAATCTAAATCAGTAAATGACTTTAGTGCTGCGGCTACTAATGCTCCTATTAAAAATAATGGACCCATTCCAGCTTTTAATGCAGTTCCAAAACTTCTAGCAAATCCAATCATTTTTTGAATTGGACCAGGTAGATTACCCATCATATCCGTAAGTATATCGGTTTTCATATTCAATTGCTCAGTATATAGATTGGCATCTATAAGAGCATCCGTAGTTTCATTACCCAATATACTTCTCTGAGCTTCTAAATCTAATCGTTCTCTTTCATAGGAAGAAATACCTTTTAAATCATCCATAGCTTGACCTGCTGCAGATGCTTGTCCTACTAATTGGTCTTTTCCTGCTCTAGCTGCTTCCTTCCTCATTTCAGCATTTTGAGAAACTATTCCAGTAGTTCTTGCTTCAATACCAGCTTGTCTCGATGCAACTCTTGCTAAGTTTTCAAATTGCTTTGCATTTTGTGCTCCTGTTTTTAATTGGTCTTTTGCTGGTTGTGATAATTTTCTAAATTCTGATGCAAATGATTGAAATTCTTTTAAACGAGCATTTTCTCCAGCTACTAAAGATTTTAATGCTTTTATTTCCTGCTTTGCATTGGATAAACTTTGTAGTTCAGACGCATTTAGGTCTTTACCTATACTCTGTCTTTGTTTTTGTAAGGTAAGTAACTCCTTTTCTATTCTGAGTTGTTCGTTTAAATCCTTCTGGTCAGCCATTTAATTTTTTAATATTATTTAAATGTATTCTTTATATCAATATTATTTCTTTTTAAGAAGTTTTGATAATCTTTATCTTTTGATATTATTTTACCGGCTTTTTTGTTTAATCTAGCTAATTCTTTATCAATAGCTATAAGACCAGGATGTTTTGCTATCATTTTATCAATAGCCTCCCTATCCTTTGGTTTATTACTTTTAAAAAGACCGAAAAACTCTTTAAGATTTCCTTTTGAAATTTTGTATCGTGCCATAATTGTATATATTATTCAATTGTACAACTATAAATATTGTAAAATAGAAAAAGTTAGGATATTGAAGTCATTACTTCCTTACCCTAACTTTTGATGGAGGTTTTATATTTTTGTTTGCTTTTTCGTTTGCCTTCTTTTCCTCTTTCTTAGCTTCTATTAGTTTATTGTAATAGAAGTTTCTAAGGTAGGTTGGCATTTTATATACATCGAACTGAATAAATCCATTACCATAGTAACACAACTCAAATATTTGGTTGTGCAATAAAGAACTATGATTCTTCCCCAGGCCAAAAAAAGTTTATGCCCAATGTAATAGGCACCTCCTCCTTTTCACCATCTGAGTGCTTATGTGTATAAACCATATCCATGTCAGGTTGGATTTTCTTGACATAGTTCCTAAATGCTCTACTATCTCTAACTAACATATTAGATGCGTATTTATTAATGAACCCAACATCTGAGTTATCATTAACGGATATAATCATATATTTTAGTCTTGTAGTAATATCAAAGGATGCATCTTTGTTAAACTTTTCTAATGCTGCAATATCTTTTTCAATTGCTTTTTCATCACCATGAGTCAATAACTTAAATTTTAACTTATCTCCTTTAGTTGGTGTTTCAAAATCAAACTCATTTTTATTATTAAATGAAGATAAATCAACTTCTTTTGTTTTTACTTTTGATAAATGTACAATAGCTTCAGTTTCTTCACCTAAGTGTGCTGAATAAAAATTCATTGGATATTCAGGTCCATAACCTAATACTCTAGTTGCAAGTATTATTGCATTTTTATCACCAATAGTGATATCATCAATATTAACATCATCAACAATGATAGATTCAAATAACTTATCTAACACAATACCTCTCTTAATAAGATTTTGTGAAGATAAAATATCCTCTTCCTTTGCAGTCATATATTTTAATGTTACTTTTCCTGATGAGAGTGGGTTGTCCAATGGATAAACTTTACCTTCTGATGGTAAGTCTATTACTTCCGTTGGGAAATCGAATTGTTTTTCGCTCATAATTTAACCTTTATTAGTTGTATATATAAGTATATAGAAAACGAAAAGTTATAAAATAAAAAAGGTTCTCACTAAGAGAACCTTTTCAAAATATAGATAGTAGTGAATAATATCTTAAAATTCTAATATTGCGTAATCGTAAGAAAGGGTTAATTCGATATCAGCTACATCATTAGATTCATACGATAAATCATTAAAGTTTGCAGATGTAATAAATGCACCTTTCAACTTCCATTGTTCGATTTTATCTCCAACAGGTCCTAACATATAGAAATCAATATCCTTTTTGTAGAAATCTGCATAACCAGCTCTACCAGTAATTGATTCATACCCTACTCTTACCCATTCCATTACTTGTTGAGCGCCTGAAGGTACGATTGGGTCATACATTGTTATTGTAATATCTTGCCATTCTCCCTTACCTTGTAGTTTTCTATAAGTGTTGAGGTGGTCTAATTTCACCGTCTCAAAGTTTATTGAAGGTCTACTTGCAGCTTTTATAAGGTATGATTGAATTCCATCAATCTCCATTATATACCTGTTCTTCTTCTTCGGTTCGAAGTTGGTGAACATCATTTCGTTAAATTCTAATACTTCTGCCATTTTTTTATTTTCCCTTTTATACTAATAAATATTAGTTATTCATTTTTTTTGTTTATGCTGAGAACGATGCTCCAGTTGGTAAGATGTTGAAATCAATTACAATGAATTCAGCTGTCTTAGCCGGTTGTAAGAATATCTGTCCAGCAAGTATGTTTCTATCAACTACATCAGGTCCGTTGTTAGATTCATCCATAACTACTTTAAATGCGTACAATCCTTGTCTTTGTTGTATTCCTTCTAAATAAGGTTGTACAGTATTGATGAATCTACCTCTTGTCTGAGCCGTATTTTGTTCAAATACTAAGAATCTAGATGTAGATGCTACAAACTTCTTAACGTTGATTAATAATCTTCTAACATTAATTCTATCAAGTGCTGATGCTTTATCTTGCAACGTTTTCTGTCCGAATGCTACAATACCTTGTCCAGGGAAAGAAGCGATTGGATTTACTTTGTTTTCATATAAAGTATCTCTTTCAGAGTGTGTTAACCTATTTAGTACACTAACTGCTCCTATAATACCTCCTCTATTCAAACCAGCAGGTGCGAACCATTCAGCTGCAATAGCGTCATTTGCTGCATATACTGCGGGTAGTAATACTGAAGGTGGAACTGAGATTAGTTTGTTTGTATTTGAATCTACAGTCTTAACCCAAGGATAATAAGAACCTATATAGTTCGAATCAATTGAGTTAGCCTGAGTAGTTACTTGCGATATTGTATCGTTTACTCCAGTTAAATCAGAAATATAGAAACAATCTTGTCTAGCTTCTACCATATCTAATACATCAGTTGTAACTGCTGGGTGTAATCTTCTTACAATACCCGGTGTTACTACCATATTAATATCATACTCATCAGCGTTTGAAACTGCGTTCACAGCTTTAGCGTATGCTTTAGAACCAAACTTAGTTGAATCAGTTAAATCAAATCCTTGCGAATTTCCAGCAGAGATTGAAGAACCTAAAGCGATTTCTCTATTCGGGCTCATTCCATCAAAACCACCTTGAAAACCTAAAGAGAATTGTCTCTTAATCATATCCTCAGTTGCCGAACCAGTCATTTCTAGTGTTAAACCAACTCCACTTACATTTCCATCAAATCCAAATACTACGTTTGAACCAACTCCTACACTTTCAGGTAGAGGTTTCATATAGTTAGCGTTATCATCTTTTACACCAATTGATTCAAAATCAAATCCAGCATAAAATTGTGGGTTACCAGTTGTGTTAGCAATTGAAGTAGTTTGGAATACAGCTGAAGGAACAATAGTTTCATCAGTTGCTTTAATTGGGTTAGAATAAGCTCCATGTCCAAATGGTGCAGCAGATACAGGATAAGAACCTTGCTCTCCTACTTCTACTCTAATATACTTAGAGTTGTTTATCCAATCACCATTTTCGGTAATCTTACCATTTGAATCAATAGTACTCCATCTATCACCAATTACTCTAGCAATATAATTTGCAGAACCTGGGTCTAGATTTACATTATTGAAAGATTCTAATACTACTTTTCTTTTATCAGTATCATTATAAGAACGAACAGTTACACTAAATACTGAGTAATCAGTTCCTCCAT